GAAATTTAAATTTGTTAAAAACATAATAGGTGCAGTAGCTCCTACAATCGGCACAGCATTAGGTGGCCCAATGGGTAACATGGCGGCTAACATGGTAGCAGAAGCATTAGGCTGTGAGCCAACACCAAAAAAGATAGAACAAGCAGTACAAGCGGCTACACCAGAACAACTAGCAGAACTTAAAAAGATTGATGCAGACTTTGAGGTTCAAATGAAAGAGTTGGAAGTTGATCTCTACGCTCTCCAAACAAAAGATATACAAGATGCTAGAGGCAGGTTTTCTAAAGATTGGACATCTCGTATTATGGGTTTAGTTGTTGTTGGTGGCTTTATGGGTTACATCTTTCTAATCACGCTCCAACCTCCAGAGCAGAACAGTGAAGCCTTGATAAACTTAGTCTTGGGCTACCTTGGCGGTTTAGCGAGTGCTATTATATCTTTTTACTTTGGTGCTTCTAATTCTACTAAGGATAAAGACGAATGAATAAAGAAAAGCTAGTAGAAGAACTTAAACGTGACGAAGGCGTAGTTCTTACTTTATACAAATGTTCTGCTAACAAAAATACGATAGGTGTGGGGCGAAACGTAGATGACAGAGGGATTACCGAAGACGAATCGGATTATTTATTAAGTAATGACATAGATATATGCATTAAAGAGCTAGAATCTACTTTTCCGTGGTATAAAAATTTATCAGACGCAAGACAACGTGTATGTATAAATATGTGTTTTAACTTAGGTTTATCTAGATTAATGGGGTTTAAAAAGTTCCTAGCTGCTATGGAAGTAGCAGATTGGGAAGAAGCTGGGGTACAAATGTTAGACTCAAAATGGAGTCGACAAGTTGGTGCTAGAAGCACACGTTTAAGAGACTTACTACTGGAAGGTTAATGTACTATAAACTAATTACATTTAAAGGAATTGCACCTCAAATATCTCCTAGGTTATTAGCAGATACAATGGCGCAAACCGCTCAAGATGTAGTTTTAGATAGCGGACGTTTAGTTCCTATAACTGATAACAGCACTACAGTTACTTTAAATGCGTCTGGTAAAACTTCTGTATATAAATACACGTTTGGTGGTACTGATTATTGGTTTGAGTGGACTGCAGACGTAAATGTACAACCTGCTCCTATACCTGATGATGCAAACGCAAGGCTTTATTGGTCAGGAGATACGTTTCCTAAAATGGGTAGTTCTACAGAATTGATTGCTTCTGGGTCAGGTGCGTACCCTAGAAGTTTTTATCGACTAGGTATACCTGCACCTGAAAACACAATTACTACAAGTATCGCTTCTGGATCTGATGACGGTACGCAAACACAACACAGCACCTCATATGTGTACACTTTTGTGTCTGGTTTTGGTGAAGAAGGACCGCCGTCCGCTGCTTCTACCGTGTTTACCAAAGTAGATGCACAGACTGTAACTGTAGCTAACATGAGCACAAGTGCAGGCAGCGGTACAAGTAGAAGTAATACAAACATTACTAAAAAACGAATTTATAGATCAAATACAGGTTCAAACACTACGGCGTTTCAGTTTGTAGCTGAGGTTAATTTAAACGTAGCCAGTTATGCAGACTCGACTACTAACGCTAATTTAGGCGAGCTTATACCTTCTACTTATTGGATTGCACCGCCTGATGAGAACAGTTCTTTGTACCCTAACGGACAAATGTTAGGGTTAACTGCTATGCCAAACGGTATATTTGCAGGGTTTTCAGGGAAACGTTTGTGTTTTTCTGAACCGTTTCTACCACACGCCTGGCCTGTAGCGTATCGTATAACATTAGACGAAGAAATAGTGTCTATTGCTATGGCAGGCAACGGGCTGTTTATTGGTACAAAAGGCACACCTTATTTAGTTTTAGGTACAGATCCACAATCTATGAGCGCCATACGTATAGAAGCTGCACAAGCTTGTTTGAACAAACGTTCAATGGTAGATATGGGACCGTATGTATTGTATGCAGGAGCAGATGGGTTGGTCGCTGCGACAGGTACTGACGTACAAGTTGTAACGGAAGGACAAATTTCACCTGCACAATGGCGAGCTGACTATTACCCTAGTTCATTACAAGGTTTTTTGTGGGAAGGTAGGTACGTAGGACTGTATACAAGCGGTAGTAATTACGGCGGGTTTATATTTGATAACCGTTTTGGTGAACGTAGAATAACAACGTTAACACAAACAGCAACTACAGATGCTTCAGGTGGTTTTACAGACCCAGATGACAACGAATTGTACTTAATTATTGACCCTAGTAGTGGGAATGGCGTAGTTAAAAAGTTTCAGGGTGGTACTACTAATCAGACATTCACTTGGAAAAGTAAAGAGTTTGTACCTGAACGTCCTGGTAGAATGGGTTTTGTAAAAGTAGATGCAGAAGACTGGCCTGTAGTAATAAAAGTATATGGAGATGGCTCTCTTATTTACCATGCTACGTTTAATAAAAGTGGAGCTACGTATAATCTTACAGGTTCTACTCCTAGTTTTAGCCAGGTGAATATACAAGAACCTGTAGCTAGACTACCGAGTGGTGTACATAGAACGTATTCAGTAGAAATACAAGCCGCTAAAACTGTAAACGAGGTTTGTATAGCAGAGTCTATTTCAGAAATAAGGAGTCTGTAATGTCTACTACTAATACTAAAGTCCCTTCAATACCAGCTGTACCAAAAAATGAACGTGAAGCTACAGCGTTTTATAATGCAGTTAAAGAAGCAGTAGAAGTTCGTTTAGGTCGTAGAGGTGACCCAAAAGACCGAGCCGTTACTCTTAGAGAACTAATTGATAGCGGTATGGCTAAAGAATTACTTGATAATCCTTTTGATCCAAATGCGGGTGCAGGCGTAACTGATTTTGCTTCTAGCTCAACTTATGTAGATGGTAAACTAGATGACACCAACGATTTAACAGCTCCTCCAACTCCTACAGGTTTATCTGCATCTGCAGGCACAACTAAAATTATTGTTAGTTGGAACCGCGCGCAGATATCTAATTTAGCACATACTGAAGTATGGCGCTCAAGCGACAGCAGTTTGGGCAACGCAGTACGCCACGACACTACTGAAGCTTTTGTGTGGGTAGATAGTGTTGATCCTGCTGATCAATATTATTATTGGGTTAGGCATGTGACAACTGCAGGAATGATGAGCCCGTTTGCAGGTTCGGTAAATGCTACTGGAGCTTTAATTGTAGCAGGGAAAATTGCTGCTGATGCTATTACTACAACAAAAATAGATGATGATGCTATTACTACACCTAAAATTGCTACTAATGCAGTTACAGCAGATTCTATTGCCGCTAATACTATTACTACAGATAATATAGCAAGTAATACTATTCAAGCTGGTGATATTGCATCAAATACTTTAACTTCAGCTTCAGGTGTATTTGGAGCTATAAGTGCTAGTGATATAACTACAGGAACTCTTAATGCTTCAAACGTAACTGTAACAAATTTAAGTGCGGGTAGTATAACTTCGGGCGAGCTTTCTGCCAATAGAATTAATGTAGATGGCGCAACAATATCACGAAGTGGTAATGATTTAATTGTAGGCGGGGCAGGAATAACAACTGTTCAACTTGGAACAAGGGCGGCGGGGTCTGCGGTTTTTAATTCAACAGCATCAAACGCGAGTTTTTCAACAACTGAAACAACGGTTTTAACTCAAGCATTCACGGCGGGTGAAGCGGGTACTTATTCTCTTTATTATATAGGGTCAATTAGTACAACAAGTGGTAGTTTCTCAGGCTCTTATCAGTTTAGAATAAAAGTAAAACAAGGTGGTACTACAATAAATACCTTGACTACTGGCACAGGCACAGAGGAATTTGTAATTCCTATATCAAATACTATTACTTTTAGTGCGGGTGCAAGCACAACATTTACAGTAACAGCAGAAGATATAGGCGCAACAACACAATCAGGTATGGTTATGTATAACCAATATTTACAACTAATAAGAATAACCAAACAACAATGACGTATAAAGTACAACCACAATCTATTTATGACTCAAAAACAGATGCAACGCAGAATATGTATTCCTGTTCCGTAGAATTAAGATTGATTAGAAATAGATTACTTGCTCAATGTGATTGGACACAAGCAGTAGATAGCCCTTTATCTGATGTAAAAAAAGCAGAATGGGCTACATATAGACAAAAACTAAGAGACTTACCTGCAGGTAATACAAGTGAAACAGATTTAACTAAAGTAGATTTTCCAGATATACCTACGTAAAAAAACAAGGTAATATATAAAAATGAAAAGACCAAGTATGAAAATACAGAAACATAAGGTTTCTAAAAGACAACAGAGGGCTATAGATAAACTGCCTACTGACAAAAAATCCTATATTAAAAGACGGGTTTTATTTGGTGATACGCTTAGACAAGCAAAGAAAAAGTCTAAATCGCTAAATATGTAGGCCATGCAAGATGTTGCACAACTAGTAAGTGAGCTTGGGCTTCCTATAGCTAGTGGTTTGGTAATGGCTTACTTTATTTTCCTTGTAATGAAACAACTTATGGATGGTTTAGTTAGCGAAATACAGACTGTCCAAGCAATATCTAAAATGCTTATTACCCGAGCTGCTACTATGAATAATGATATGATACGCATTGATACTAGCGTGAGTAGTGCTTTGGGTTTGTCACCTGATTTAGATCGTAT